CGTGCTGAACTGGCAAAGTTCCTGCCGTCTCAACGTGCAATCAGAGCGTTCGAGCAGCTTTTTGATATCATTCCAGGAGATATCAATAACATCACGGCTGAAATTGCTGCGCTTACACAGACCGTTGATGCGGTTGAACTCCAATCTGGGAATGCAATCTCAACAGCAAATGCTGCGTTCTCTGCGATTTCTACACTTCAGGATGAAATTGATCTGGTAGCAGCAGAGGCTGAGTCTGCTGTTGCGCTTGCAGAAGAAGCTCAACTTACTTCTGGAGTTGCATACTCAACGGCGACTGACGCAGTTGCTTCAATCAATCGGCTTGCTGATGCAGTAGAACTTCTTGCGCTTGCCCCACCGACTACGCCGGTGGCGGCTGATTTTGATATAGCACCTCCTGTGATTAACGAGGTTCGCCGCAAGCGATACGGAGTCTTCCATAGCACTCAGACACAGGCCGCCGCCGTGATCAACACGGCATACGCGATGACGCTGAACGCGACCGATATATCATTCGGCGTGTACACAGGAACTCCAAATAGCCGCGTTTATCTGGACACAGAGGGGCTTTATAACTTTCAGTTCTCAGCTCAACTTGAGAAGACGACAGGGGGCCTCGGCGCTGTTTACATCTGGGTGCGGATCAACGGCGTTGACATTCCAGACACTGCCACTAAGATTCGTATCCAAGGCAACAACGCAGAGTGTGTTGCTGCGTGGAACTTTGTGCTTCCTGTCAACGCCGGAGACTATTTCCAGTTGATGTGGAGCACGGATAACACGACTTGCCAGATTTTTGCCTCGGCAGCAAGCTCACCGGTCCCATCGATACCTTCTGTGATTCTTACTGTTACCGACAACATTTCTTGATTATGGCAGTCCTTGTAAAAACTCTCATCCTTCCAAAGCAGGCCGAAAATTCTCAGACGACGCAGTATACTGCCACAAACTGCCGTGCAATCATTGACAAGTTCACTGTCACAAACACGAACACGGCAAACGTGACGTTTAGCGTGAATCTTGTGGCTGCGGCAGGGAGTGCTGGAACTGCAAATCTGATCGTGAAGGCACGATCGATTGTGCCCGGAGAGACCTATCTGTGTCCTGAGCTTGTCGGTCAGGTTCTTGAGCCGTCTGCCTTTATCTCGACTCTCGCTGGTACGGCGTCCGCGCTTACAATCACGGCTTCTGGCCGAGAAGTGACGTAGTATGGTTTGTGAACTCACAGCGCCGGTTGATGCTACTGAACAGATCGAAGCCCAGCTTTTGCAGCTTCCTCAGGTTGATTGTCCAGTTCTGCATCACTTTGGCCCTGGGATTTACATCCGCGAAGTCAGGATGCCAGCAGGGTCGCTCATCCTAGGCCATCGGCACAAGCACAAGCACACGAACATTCTAGTGTCTGGAAGGTTGAAGTTTCTGAATGAAGGTGGAGATGTTGTTGAACTTGCTGCCCCTGCGGTAATTACATCGAACCCAGGAAGAAAGTTAGCTTTTATCTTGGAAGATACAGTGTGGCAAAACGTATACGCCACAGAAGAGCGTGACATCGAGAAGCTTGAATCCAATTTGCTGGACAAGAGTGCAGCATGGGCAGAGTACAGGAATCAGGCTTTTAAGCTGCAAGCAGCAGCTCACGATAAAGATCGTGTTGATTTTCTGGATGTCATTACAGCTTTTGGCATGGATGAGTCTTTTGTTGAGTCAATCTCGAAATCAGAAGACGATCAGATTCCACTCCCTGAAGGATCTGCACCAAAGGTGGCACTGCATCCAAGCCCGATACACGGCACAGGCGTTTTTGCCTCGTTTCCGATAGCCAGCTTTGAGATTATAGGTCCAGCGCGACTTGAGGGAAAAAGAACTCCTCTTGGCCGGTTTACAAATCACTCCATGAATCCGAATGCTTTTTTTGTGAAAAACGATGACGGCGACATCTATTTGATGTCATGCCGTGATATTCGTGGGTGCTCTGGTGGCGACAATGGTGAAGAGATCACGGTGGACTATCATCAGGCTTTGAAGATTAACGGATACCAGATCCAAGGAGGAACTAAATGAGTGCTATAGTCGCGTCGGTAGCAACCGCTGTGGTGGGTGCTGGAACCTCAATTTATTCTGCAAATAAAAGCGCAAAGGCATCTAAGCAGGCTGCTGAAATGCAGGTTGAAGCACAACAATCTGCAATTTCAGAGCAGCGGAGTCAGTTTGATGCGATTCAAGAACTGCTGCGTCCATATGTAGAAGCCGGAAATCCTGATTTAACTCAGCCGTATATCCAAGCTGGGCCTGGTGCGCTTCAGGGGATGCAGGGACTTGCGGGGCTTCGTGGAAATGCAGAGCAACAAGCTGCTATTGAGCAGATTAAACAGTCAGCGCAATATCAAGAGCTTGCAAGGCAGGGCGAGCAAGGCATTCTTCAGAATGCAGCAGCCACTGGTGGTCTTCGTGGTGGAAACGTGCAGGCGGCACTTTCTCAATTCCGGCCTGCACTACTTAATCAGCTCATTGAATCTCAGTATGGCAAGCTAGCCGGATTAACTTCCCTCGGTGCAACTTCTTCTGGAAACTTGTTGCAGCTTGGTCAGGCAGCAGCAGCAGGCACAGCGGCGGCAGGTCAACAGTCAGCCCAGAACATTGGGAACTTAATGGTTGGACAAGGACAAGCGCAAGCTGCCGGTATTGTTGGAGCAGCTCAAGCTAAAGCACAAGGATTGTCATCAGCTATCGGATCTCTTTCTGGTGGATTTCAAAATCAAATGTTGTTTAGCGCACTCAATACAGGCGGCGGTGGTGGAGGTGGATTTGGAGGTCTTTCTGGTGGAGGGAATGCGCTATCAATGAGTGGACAAGGATTGAGCACACCAATCGGAGGAGGTCGTGGAGTTGGGGGATCAGCATCATACAACGCAGCTTTAGCGGGACAATAATATGGCCGGACCTTACGACTACACCATCAACATCCCGCAGCCCCCAGCGAACAACTTTCTCCAGAGCCTGCTGGGGATTCAGCAGCTCAAGGGGCTACAGCAGCAGAGTCAGCTCGCGCAGCAGCAGGCGGCGTTCGCGCAGCAGATGCAGCCGCTTCAGCTTCAGCAGCTACAGGCTCAGATTGATGCCTCTAAGGCTTCTGCGGCTGGGCAGTCAGTTATTACTGCCGCTAATCAGCTTACATTAGATCAAAGAAAACAGGTTGCGACAGCTCTAGATGCTTTCAACAAGAATCCAGATACTGGAGTGCTAGAACTTGCAAAAGTTGCTCCATACATGGATTCAAACGCTAGAGAAGGAATTGGTAAAGCAATTCAATTTCAAATTGGAAGGCAAATTGATGACACATTAGCTTCTGGGAAAGAAATAACCCCTGAGCAATATCAAAAATTTTCAAACTCATTAAATTTGGTTCCAACAAACGAGCAGCAACAAGCAAAGAATGCAATTTTATCTATGCCGCAAAATCTTCAGACTGCCACAAAGTCTGGAGTAGTTGGGATTACTAATGCAGCTCTTAATGGAAACAGAGGCGCTGCTATCATTGCTTCTGATGAAGCTGCAAAAGCATTGAATAATTCTGGTCACCCAGCAGCGCAAGCTACAGCTAGGTTGTTTGATCAGATGACAAAACAACTTGAAGATGAAAATGTTGATCTTAGAAGAGTTCCTATTTCAGCACTAAATGTGTCTGCATTGGTGCAGGATAAGGATTTTCATACCACATTGCTTAACACGCTGAAAGAGAACGCAGTGATGCAGAAGGGTGAGGCTGAAAAGAACCTTCCGAGTGCAATCATTAAAGATAATTTGTCTATCCAGAAAAAAGTTGAGTCAGCAGATGAAATGGCAAGCAAGCTTTTGCAAGCAGCATCAGCAATGAGATCAATGCCTTCAAAAAATGCTGCTCAAGAATGGTGGACAAATACAGCTCCACGCATTGGATTTGGAGAAGATCCAGAAATTGCAATCCGAAACAACGCAGCACAGTTGGCTGGTCTTGGAATGCTTGGCCAAGAGGCTTCTGCAATGGGTGGAGCTATTCGAAGCAATGTACAGTTTATATATGCCACAGGAAAACTGCCAGATGCTTGGAGTGCTCCAAAAAGTTTGGCAGATAGGCTTGATGCACAAGCAGAAGTTCAAAAAAGACTTTCAAAACTGATGGCAATTGATTCTGAGTGGAACTCGGCATTTATTGGAAAACCAAAAGCGACAAAACCTGAGACAATTATGGGAATTGATGTTGCTCCTGGAACTTCAATTTCTGATTTTAAGAAAACAGCAGCAGAACTTCTTTTTCCTAAAGATGAAGAACTTCCTGCTGGAGTATCGCAGACAAACAAAACTGAACCGGCACCTAGAAAGAAAACAGGGCTCCCGCCTGCTGCAAATAACATTTTTGGGCCTACAAGCGGTTCTGCCGCTGATCTCACAATGCCTCCAGCAGGAGCAATAAGGAGGGTTCGCTAATGGCTACATACGAAGTCGATGTTGAAGGAGCGACTTACGAGGTTGATGCTCCAGATGAGGCAACGGCTTGGAAATGGGCCGTAGCTACACATCGGCAGTCACAACCTGCGGGTGGAGTTATTTCGAGTAAACAGATGCCAGTTGAGTCTGGCACCATGCTTGCAACTCCGATTGAGTATCCGGCACAGCCGCAGCAGCCACAGCAGCCTGCATTGCCATTAGGCGGAACGCTTGCAGAAGCCGCCACAGGTGATTCTTTGGATACTGTCAGAAAAGCTATGGCCGGAGATGCTGGAGCAATTACTGATGTCGCTTTAGGAACGGCAGCAGGAGCGCATGAACAGAATCTAGCGGCAGCAGCACTTCGTGGCGCAGCGCCAACAGCCGTAGGCGCAGGGGCAGGAGCCTTGATCGGTGGTGGTATTGGATCTCTCGCCGGTGGTGTTGGCGCTATTCCGGGGGCTATAATTGGCGCAAGAGTGGGGCCAATGGCACTAGAAGGTGCGGATCTTTTGACAGCAGGTGTTAATCAGATGTTCAAAACAAACTTCACGACACCAAGTGAAGCTGTTCAGCATCTTTTGACTCAGTATGGCGTGCCGCAGTCTGTTACTGGAGCTGAACAGTTGACTGAAGCTGGAGCTAGGGGAACAGCAGGAATGCTGGGTGGAATTGGTCTTGGCAAACAGCTAGCAACATCGGCAGCGCCAACAGTTGCGAAGATTGGAAGATTTTTGTCTGCCGGACCTGTTGGTCAGACTATTGCAGGAACCGCAGGCGCTCTTGCAAGTGAAGAAGCTAGACAACAAGGCGCAGGAATGGGAGGGCAGATTGCCGCTGGGCTGGCTGGAGCTGTTGTTCCTGGGGCAATGGTGTCTGGGGCAAAAGCTATCGGGGCTGGAGTGAAAGAATATTTCACTCCATCAGGGCATATTACAAAAGCTCTTCAGCAGGCGGGAAGTCGAGTGCCGGTACTCAACACAAGAGCAACAGAGGAAATCGCCAAAGCATTTGGGGCAGATCCAGAGTTGCGACAGGCTGCAACTGCTTTAGGACTTGATGTTGAGAACATGAGTCCGGCGCTATTGAGTAAGAATCCTCAAGCGCAATCAATTTATTTTGGCGTTCAATCTGCTCGGGGATCTCAAACTGGGATGCAGGTGGCGGCTGATGTGCAGGCTCTTAAAGAAAAGGCTTTGGATCTTGCAGAAAAATGGGGCGCTAAAGACTTGAGTGAACTCAATATTGAAATGCGGAAAAGCATGGAGTCCACAGTTGATAAGCTGCGGTCTGCAACAAAAAAAATTTACGATGAGGAACTCCCGAAAGTTATCCCGGCAAGAACTCCTGTACCAGAGGGGGCTGCTGTTGCTTTTGCAAAGCAAAAATTAGCAAACCTGAATGGGAATACAGATCTTCTTTCGACTTTAGACAGACTGGTTCTTTCTCTTGCAGAAGGGCCAGCTAAATCTGCAGCTACAGAAGCAGCAAAAAGAGAAGCTTCTTTTTTGGCCGCAAGAAATGGAACAACGATTGAGCAAGAATTGGCAAAAATGAATCTGCCAACACCTGCTCAAAAGAAAACCGGGTACTTTGAGTACGATGAAGTAAGGAAAAAAGCCGGAGCAAAAACGCAAGGGCAGTCTATTTTTACGGATACAACAACAGGAGAAGCAAAAAACTACTACAAACTTCTTACTCAAGATCAGAATGCTGTTGCCGAGGCTTTAGGACATAAAGGTTTAGTTGAACAAGGTAAAGCCTTGGTGCAACAACGCAAGGCACTTGAAGATCAAATGACTGATCTTTTTGGTAAACAACTTGAGAAGAGTTTCGTAACCAAAGCACTGCGTCCAGCTTTGTCTGTAATTTCAAAAGCAGACTCAGACAAGCTGGTGAACTTGATCAACACCATCCCAAAAGAATTCCGGCAAGACGTTATTGTATCTGGTTTAACTTCAATGTTTTCTAGGGCAAATTCAGATGGGGTATTCAATCCTAAACTGTTTGCAAACTTTATGTCTGGCCTTGAGAAAAACTCAGTTGCCAAGACAGCAATCTTCTCAAATCTCCCGGCAGAGACTAAAAAAGAAATCAACGCGCTCGCGATGCTTTCTAAAAACTACGTCGAAGGATTAAGTCTTCAAATTGGAACCGGTGCATTAGCTGAAGCTCTAAAAACAAAAGCTTCCGCATTTCAGAAGGTTGCAAATTACGTTTTGACATACAAAGGGGGTCTTCTTGGAATTCTTGGCAACCATTTCCTAAATGCAAAGGCTGCTCCACTTCAGGCTGCTGATGAACTCCTTTCATCTAGACCATTTTTAGAAATGGTAAAGGCTAGCAAAGCTGATCCGAGCAGGTTTGCCCCTGCTGCTGAAAAGGTAGTATCATCGTCAGCATTTAAGAAGTTTGCTGACGCAGCAAATATCCCAGCCGCAGCAAGGTCAACTTTCTTTACGCTCGATCAAGATCAACCTCAACAGGAGTCCAAATAATGTCCATTCGCATCACTCCACCTTTTCCGGTATTCCAAACTCTCGACGGCGGCGTTCTGGAAAACGGGTTCATTTACATCGGGCTGACAAACTTTAACGCCGAGACAGCACCGGTCCCAGTGTTCTGGGATGCGGCTTGCACGATCGCGGCATCTCAGCCGATACGCACCATCAACGGCATGCCTTCGCGCCAGGGCGCTCCATCAAACTTCTACACTTCATCGTCTTCGTACTCGATGACGGTTCGCAATAGCGCCGGGGCTTTGGTCTACTCTGCAAACGTATGAGCAAGAAACAGGTCAATCTGTCGGTCTCCAAAGGCGAGAAGCTGCCCGTGTCCAAAGGCGCAGGGCTTACGGCCAAAGGCCGCGCCAAGTACAACGCCGCGACAGGCAGCAATCTCAAGGCTCCAGCTCCACACCCCAAGACCAAGGCTGACGAAGGCCGCAAGAAGTCGTTCTGCGCTCGCATGAGTGGGATGCCTGGGCCGATGAAAGACGAGAAAGGCCGTCCCACCCGGAAGGCCGCTAGTCTCAAACGCTGGAACTGCAAATGAGCTTCCTTGCTACACTACTTCCCACAATAGGAAACTTGCTCGGAGGTCCGCTCGGGGGCATGGCCGTGGACTGTGCGGCAAAGGCCCTCGGGATGGGTGATGCTACAGCCGATAAGGTCAAGAAAGCTTTAACCTCTGGCAACCTCACAGCGGATCAGATTGCCGCCTTGCAGGCCGCTGACCTGCAACTCAAGACAAGGATGGCTGAACTCGGCATTGACGCCGAGAAGATCGCCCAGGCTGATCGTGCATCAGCTCGGACGATGCAGCAGACCACCGGCAGTTGGGTACCCGCAGGGCTGGCCGTGACACTCACTGTTTGTTACCTTGGAATTGTTTGTGCCTTACTCACAGGAGACATGAAATTATGGGAGAATCCTACATTGACGCTGCTACTTGGTGGCCTGACTACTGGGTTCACATCGGTATTATCGTTCTACTTTGGTGCATCACACACGCCGGTAACCACTGACAAGAAATGAACCTAAAGGACGAGGGGATTGATATTGGCCTTGGCATCGCTGGACTCTTCGGAAGCCTGCTTTTCATGTCAAAGACGGCGTCTCAAGCCACTGGTCGAACCATCCTTGCAACCGTTGGGGGCGCAGCGTCCGCAAATTATGTCACACCTCTTATCCTTCATGTCACAAAACTCGGGGACGATCCAACTTACAGTTATGCTATTGCTTTTCTGTTGGGTTTTGCGGGACTTCGTGCGATTGAAACCCTAACTTCCAAGGTGCTTACAGATGAACCCGCTAACCATACTAAACGCCGTCGCTAACGGCATCGTGATTGTTTCTGTGGCTGGTATGGCTATCCGAGTTTTTGGAGATGCAAGCCACCAGATTCACGGTCACAAAGAGCTTTTTTACATTCGCAAGTTCATTTCCTCCTTGGTAATCTGCGGAGCAGTGTTGAACCTGGTGACTCTGTCTACACCGAATTGGACGGAAGTAATTTTAAACTACGGGTTCGCCGCAAACTATCTTTTCTCGCTTTACTACCATGACCGTACTTCCCGTTCCACAAATCGCAAAAGCACAAGCGATGTACCTAAACGGCACACCGCCCGCAGGGTTGGAGATTCTGCGAAAAGTAAACCGAGTCCTACCGCCAGCCGGTCAGGACGGAAACGGGCTTCCTCCTGACAAAATCACACCGTATTCTGGGATCTACGATGAAAGAGGAAAACTCCCAACACCGGCCTCAAACCTCACATTCCTCGCTCATGCTTGAGTCCAACATCGAGGAGATGGTCAAGGTCAACTTTGTGAACTTGGCCGCTTTCGTGATCAGTATCAGCGACTTTTCTGAGATCGTTAAGTTGCTGGTGATGATCGCTTCTCTTATTTATACAGTGGCAAAAATCGTTCAAACAGTTCAAGAAATCAGAAAAAAATGAACAGCGACTTTGAGAAATCTTTGAAGTTCGTGTTGGAACACGAAACCGTCTACGCCAAGGGACATTACGGCGATCTGGACTACGCGATAGTCGAGGATGAAGAGGGGGATTCCGGTGGACGCACGAAGTTCGGATTGGACTCTGCCAGTCACCCGGATCTGAATCTGGATACATTGACGGTCGAAGAGGCTGGTATCGTGTACAAGCGATGCTACTGGGAGAAAGCACATTGCTACGAAATGCCATGGCCTCTATCGCAAATTCAATTTGATGGCGCAGTGAACACCGGAGTCGGTCAGCAGATGAAGTTTCTGCAACGCGCCGTTGGAGTTAATGCAGATGGAGCGTGGGGTCCAAACACAAGCCGCGCTACAGGCAACACAATTAACGACATCGGATTGAAAGCGTTGTGCATTTTTGTGTGCGATCAGAAGGAGACTTTCTACCGTAATCTGGTCGAAAAGAAACCGCATCTCGGCAGGTTCTTGAAGGGTTGGTTGAACCGGTTAAATGATCTCCGCAAGGATTGCGAACTCGCGTAAAGCATTCCACATCAGAAATAAACAAGGCGCACTTAAAAAAGTGCGCTTTTTTTATTGCGCGTATAAAGTGCGGGATATAGATCTATCACCGCCATGACACAACTAACACTTGATGTCCCTGGCGTGATCAAAGCCTTTGGTGGCAGAGCACTCCTTTACCGGAAGCTTTGTCTAGCAAAGATCCAGATCAGTCACAGGACATTGGATAACTGGGTCTATCACGGGATTATCCCCATGCATAGATTCCTTCAACTGGTGGCCCTCGCAAAAGAAGAGGGCTTCAAACTAAAACTAAACGACTACATCAAAAATGAACGACACAAAGGAACTAACGATACCGGAGCTGGTAAAGGAGATCGAGTCGCTGCGGTACATGCAGCAGTACTACAAACTCCAGACCCAGCACAGGGAAGCTGAACTGCTCCAGCGCACGTCTGGAGAGTTCATCAAAGACATGATGGAACGCGAGAAGAGCTACGGCTCGATCTCGAAGGAAATCGAAGGAGTGAAGCTGACCTATGAGGTGAAGCAGACTGTCTCTTGGGACCAAGAGAAGCTGCAATCGCTTTGGGAAGCACTGCCACCGGAGATCGGAAGCAAACTCATCAAGACCGAGTTCTCGGTATCCGAGGCGGTCTTCAAAAACCAGGTTGATCCCGGCCTGATTGACGCTCTGGTGGACGCCAGAACGACTAAACTCGGGGTGCCCACAATTAAACTGAACAAGAAAGATGCTTAAATTCACCAAAGCAGATGACCGCCTGAAGGCGGCAAGAAACAAGGTCACCATGTGCATCTTCGGCCCTGCTGGGGCTGGAAAGACCACACAAGCCCGCACACTGGACCCAAAGAAGACTCTGTTCCTAGACTTCGAGGCCGGCACTCTGGCTCTCGGTAAAGACTGGGCCAAGGACAACGTCTTCGACGTTCGCGGCGTAGCAGGCACCGTAGGGTGCCACCCGTGGGAGCTGGCGCGTGCAGCGGCACTTTATATCGGTGGACCAGATCCATCCGATACGAACGGCTCGTACAGCAAGGCAATGTACGATCAGGTCTGCGGCATGTTCGGTGATCCCAAAGAGTTGGACCAGTACGACACTGTATTTGTGGACTCCATCACCGTTGCAGCACGCGAGTGCTTCAAGTGGAGCCAGGTCCAGCCTGAAGCTATGAGTGAGCGCACCGGAAAGCCTGACATGCGCGGAGCCTACGGCCTCTTGGGCCGC